TTGACCCGACAAGCTCCACCTCTGCGGCCTGAATGATCTCCCACTTTCCGTCACTCGTCTCGAGAGCGAACGTGTTTGATCCGGCCAACAGGTCGATGTCCTCGACGCCATCGATCGTGCCAGTATAAACCCGCACATAGAGCGCATTTGCATCGTCCCATCGCCCGACAGGACCGGCCGCGAAATCCGCCGTGGTCACGCCCATCTGGGCGGCGGCGCTGGTGCTGGTCAAGAGCGTGTATCCGGACTCTTCCGGGCTTTTCCACAGATTGATCTCACCCGGCCATGGCTTCGCATAGGCCGCAAAGAACGGCTGATAGTCCAGACCGTCCTGAGTGATCCACGGAATGTCGAGGAACTCGAAGATCGGATCGCCGTAGATGTTGGACGTCCCGCGAGCAACAGAAGCGCCAGAGCGCGCACGACCAGGGGGCAAATCATAGACGAATTTGTCCTGCATCATGGCCGACACGGTGCGTTCTTCGCCGTCATTGATGGTCTGCGCACGGAACAAATAGCTCCGATCATCGTGCAACACCTCAATCACGTCCGTGGCATCCAGAGCGAGCATGGACGGCGGCAGTTTAAAGGACGCCGTCTCGCGCCCGACCCACGTCTCCTGCAGGGCGCGGCGCACGTTGCGCTCCGCATCTTCCGGCGGCATGGCAAAGCTGAAGGACTCTGCCGTGATCCGGCTCGAATTCACAGTCTGACGTCGCGCCTCAACCTGCGCCGTGTCGTAGTCCTCGTCCGAAGACGCAACCGCCCACTTCAACCCCTGCGCAAGCTCGGTCTCCTGCGCGCGCTCGAACTGGATCACCTCGCTGTCGCTTGCAACCATATCGCCCGGAGAGACCGTGGCGCTTGGATTTGCTCCGCGCATCTTGAAGACAATCCGACCCTGCGTCTCGGTCGCGTCGAAACCGTATTGTTTCGCCAGAGAGGCAATGGTGGAGCGCGGGCTGGTCAAAGAGACGATGGAGATACCCTGAACAGCGCCGCGAAGATCGGACACGTCGAATTCATCCGTATCAAGACCAGCCTGAATGCAAAGACGGGACACAAGGCTGCGCAGACTTGAAGACCCAAGTCGTCCGGTGATCCAGTGGCCAAGCGTCCAGTTGTCCGCATCCCCCCAAACAGGATCCCCATCATCGTCCGTGGTGTAGGGAAAGAAGGGGAACGGTCGGGCATCCCATGTCCAGACGGTCATATTCGGCACATCAATCATCCGATCACCGGTCACGCTCGACACCGGGTTGTTGGCATCATCGCCCCAATAACTGAACGTCGCCTCGAGATAGGCGCGCTGGATCGCATCATCGCGCCAGCCGCGAGAGAAATACGGGATCGCAGACTCCGAAGACTTCGCGTCAAAGAAGACATTAGGCTGGTTCGGCCCCCGATCGACCGCCGGGCACCCGACCTCGGTGAACCAAAACGGCTTGGACTGCGGCACCCAATCCGTCGCGGTCGCCTCCTCCACTCCACCGGGTCGGTTGTAATGCTGGTTCGTCCACCAGGACCGCAAATCCTTGGGGCGATAAACCCACGGCTTGCCATAGGCTCCGTCCGTGATTGGCGTGCGAACCTGATCGACCCGGTCTGTTGATGTCGGGTAATACCAGTCGAATCCCTCACCGCCCTCGATGTTGCCGCGAAGATAGTCGAGATCATAGGTCGTCAGGTATTCCTGCGCATCCAAGTGATCGAAGCCGTCGCGCCAATCTGCAATGGGGAAATAGTTGTCGATCCCGATGAAATCGATATCGTCATGCGCCCAGAGCGGATCGAGGTGGAAATACACGTCGCCGCTTCCGTCAGACGGGTGGTGCCCGAAATACTCGGACCAATCCGCCGCGTAACTGATCGCGGTGCCGGAGCCAAGAATGCCGCGCACATCCTCGGCCAATTCCTGCAGCTTCGATACCACGGGATAGGTGCCAGATGCGCTCCGGATCGTTGTCAGGCCGCGCAATTCCGATCCGATCAAGAATGCATCAACGCCTCCGGCCGCCGCGCACATATACGCATAGTGCAGTATCATGCGCCGGTATCCCCAATCATTGCTGGATCCCGAAAACGATACATATTCTCCAGCTTTTCCTGAGTTTAAAAACAGAGACGCAAGAGCCGCCAGGAACTCTTCTAAGCTCGAAAAATCGCTGATTGAAAGGTTGTCACCAAGGTCTCGAACGATAATGAAATCATCCGGGTCCGCATTGCCGAAGAAATCATCCACCTGATCGGCAGCGGCGGAGGTCTTGTCGACCGTCCCGACATAGCCGGGCGCGGGGTGGCAGGTGATCCGGCCGCGCCACGGGAAAACAGGTTGACCGATCTCTGCACCGTTGTCGCTGTATGGATTGGGCAGGGTGTTGTCCGGAGGCACGTCCATGAGGATGAACGGATAGAACGTTACCTTGAGGCCGCGCGACTTGATCTCTTCGATTGCCTGGATCACAGAGAAGTCCGCAGGCGTGCCCCCGAATTGCGGGTCTCCATCGATTGCAGTGACTAGAAGCGCGTCCGACCGTTTGGCCCCGCTGACGATCCATATCTTGCTCAGATTGCTCTTTGAAGATTTCTCAACGCCTGGCTTGATCTGGCACTCACCGCAGCGCAGATCAGTGCCGAACCACGACACGACCAGAGAGACGGATTCAATGCCCGGAACGGATGCCTGCAGACGATCAAGCGCTGCGACGATATCGGACTCCGTCTTGTCGTTGTGGGAATTCTCAGCAATCGTCTCGCCGTCGCTCTTTGATTTCACAATTTCCGTTGCATAGGCATACTCGCCCGTCGACGGAATGATCGTCACAGAGCGCACCTGGCCCTCGGCCACGTCTTCATCATCCAGAGCGTTGAAAATCTCCACGTTGATCTGGGGCAGGCGGTTGCCATAGTCCTCGAGCAACAAATCCTCGAAGACGATATAGGCCGTGCCGCGATAAGCCGGAGCGCCGCCCATCATCGCATCAATGAACGGATCCGGCTCTTGATCCTCATCGCCGTAATAGATGCGATAGGTCACATCATCGAGGTCCATGACCTCCCCGTCCGCCCAAATGCGACCAATGCCCGTGATCGGACCCTCACAGAGCGCCACAGCGAAAGAGGCGTAGTAGGTATAGGTCGTCGTGGTGACCTTGCCGCCGCCGCCCTTACCAGCACCCTGCGTCTCCTTGTTCACCTCTTCGCGGAAATCGGTAGCCCAGATCACGTTGCCGCCGACGCGCATGCGACCATATACCTGCGGGATCACCGCCCCCTCGGTCGAAGAGGTGACCTTAAGCGATTCCAGCTGCGCGCCGTAGTAATTCTGGTTCGGCTGCATAGACTGCACGATCCACGCATCCACCGCAGAGCCGACCGCAGATCCGATCGCGCCACCGATCGCGGCATAGGACATGCCCAGGATCATCCCCGTGCCGAAAGAGGCACCGATCGCTGTTCCGACCGCGCCCAGAACAAGAGTCGCCATTTACTGAACCTCCGGCCGTTCTGCGGGATAGTCGTAGGCATAGGCCAGACGCCGCCGCCACGGCTCCGTCAATTTCTGCTCGATCACGCCAAGGCGATCGTATGAATGGATGAACATGCCGTCATAGGACATGATCCCGAGATGCTTTGCGATCGCCCCGCGCCGCATGCGAAAGACCAGGACAGACCCTGGACCGATATCGGACAGAGCGATCGGCAGAAGCCAATTCTTTGCGCCCAGAGCGATCACCTCCACGTCGCTGGTCTCGCCCCAATCCCGAGAATAGCGCGGCAGCTTGTCCGGCTCCGGACCGACCACCTCGCGCCAGACACCGCGCACAAGACCCAGACAGTCGCACCCTACGCCGTTCAGGCTTGCCTGGTTGTGGTAGGGCGTCCCAAGCCACTCGCGCGCCGCAGCGATTACTTTGTCCGGATCCGCAGTCGTCATAGCGCGCTCCCTGTGTTTTTCCGGTTCTTGGTCGCATAGCGCAGAACCGTGTCGCTGCCGGGGATGTGGGGGAAGCCCCTGAAATTATCCCCGTTGGAAAACTTCGACACGCAAGACTCGAAGTGCTTGTCGCAGCCCGCCGTGATGGTGAAGGCGTCACCGACCTCAATGGCCCGCACAGGCTCCTCCAAGAGCGTCACGACAATCTCGCCGCTGGACACGTCATGGCGCGCCACCTCGGCCTTGCGGCCCGCATTGGCCCCGCTCGTCCACTCCACGATGCCGCCGGAGAACCAATCGGCGTCATAGCCGTCAATCGATACCGAAGTGAACGCACGTCCATACAGCACGCTGTCGATGGTGCCCGACGCGCGATACTCCGGCCCCGACAGATCGACCTTGCACTTTGAATCGCCCAAAGCCGCCTCGCAGCTATACTGAAAGGTGCGCCCGACCGTTTGATCGAGCGCGTGAGACATGGAACGGACCTCGGCCACGAAAGAGACGCGTCCACGGCTGATCTGCCCCGTTACCCCCTTGCGCAGAAGGACGCGCTGCGAGGTGTCCTGCCAGTTGACGCGCCACACCTCGACCTCGGCCCCGTCCCAAAGACCGTCGATGATATCGGTCTCGGTGATGAGG